TTAAGATTGTCCTAAAATTAAGAAACTGCGCTTTTGCAGTCTTTTTAGCTAAAAGGAAATAAAATGGGTAAGATGGATTCAAGCAAGGGTATTCCCCTTAAAACTGGCGGTGTAATGCCTAAAGGTGCTGATGCAGCCGATACTAAAGGTGAGCGTCATGAGCCTTTGCGTGGCGGTGTAGCTATGGGCAAAGAAGATGCTGTTGGTACTGACAAACTGTTTAATACAGGCCGTACTGCTGGCATTTGCTACGACCATAAGCGTACAAACTATATGTCGGAAGATAAAAACCAAAAGTGCTAAAAGCGAAAACCCCTAATGCGTGAAGGTCACTAGGGGTTTTCTAACCAAATAGTAATCGGAGAACTAAATGGCTGATGTAAATAGTAAAGACAGTTGTAATTCCTGTCTATTTTTCGTTGTAGGTGAGCGCATGGGTATCTGTAAGCGATACCCTCATGCCGTTAATAAATCCAATGATGATTGGTGCGGTGAGTTTTCTGCCCTTATAAATACCCCAATTCAATCAATGGTAAATGCCATTATCGAACCTTTAATTGCTGAAAAACAGCAAAAACAGCGTGGGAGGCCTAAGAAATCATGAGATTAAAGCCTATGGCAGACAAAATTGTTGTCAAGCCTGATGTCCGTGAACTTTCTAGCATCATCATTGTTAACAATCAAGAAGTAGAAAATATGGGTGTAGTAGTTGCCGTAGGGCCAGGCAAGAAACTACCTAATGGTCGCAGAGAGCAAATGCCTGTAGAAGTTGGGGCTAGAATTCGCTTTGGTACTATGAATGAAGATAAAGGCGAAGAATATTTAAAATACTTCAAATATGAAGAAGATGGTGTTAAATATTTAGTTATGTCATGGCAGGATATTTGTTTTATGGAGGAATAAAATGTTTAAATGGCTTAAATCTTTGTTTTCTAAAGAAATCCCTAAATTTGAGCCTGTAAGCCTTACAGATTTATCTAAACCGCTTTCTAAACAACCTGAATTACAAAAAGCCACTACAAGGAAAAGGAAAATGGCAACCAAACCTGGTCTTTATTCTAATATCCATAAAAAGCAAGAACGGATCGAAAAACAAAAAGCTGCTGGTGGCAAAGTAGAAACCATGCGTAAGCCTGGCACTAAAGGCGCTCCAACGGCAGCAGCTTTCAAACAAGCAGCTAAAACAGCTAAGAAAAGCTAATCATGGCTACCAAAAAGCCAAAGAAAGCAAAATAATGGATATTAAAGAAGTAAAAATCACTTTTAACCATTCAATCGCTGAATTAGAGCTAATCCTTGCTGGATTGCGTAAATTGCCAATGGAACTTGTACAAGAACTCCATGATCGTATTATCCATAAGGCTAATGCAGCAATAAAAGATCATTCCCCTGTAGTGGAAAAAGAATGAAAGTAGAACAACGGCCTATTGATAAGCTAATCCCTTATATAAACAACAGCCGAAAACATTCTGATGAACAAGTCGCTCAAATTGCTGCAAGCATTAAAGAGTTTGGCTGGACTAACCCAATATTGGTGGATGGGGATAACGGCCTTATTGCTGGCCATGGTCGTTTGCTTGCTGCTCGTAAGCTTGGCATGGATAAAATTCCTGTTATTGAATTAGCCCATTTATCCGAAAACCAAAAAAAAGCCCTAATTATTGCCGACAATAAACTGGCATTAAATAGCGATTGGGACAATAACCTATTAATGATTGAGCTTTCAGAGCTTAATAACGATGATTACGATCTATCTGTTCTTGGATTTGACCAGGATGAGCTAGATGCCCTATTAAACCCTATAGAGCCAATTACAGGGCTAACGGATGAAGATGATGTGCCTGATGTACCAGATGAGCCAAAAACTAAGCTAGGCGATATATATATCCTTGGAAATCATAGACTTATGTGCGGTGATAGCACAAGCATAGATGATGTAGATAAGTTAATGGATGGTCAAAAGGCTGATATGGTATTTACAGATCCACCTTACGGAATTGGTTATGAATATGATGAGCATCAAGATAACGATAATGATGCAAATTCTCAGTTAGTTTGGGATGTTTTCGCTTTGCATGATTGCGGAAAAGTATGGACTCCTGGCTTAATGAATTTAGCTAGAGATATTGAAAGATTTGGAAAAACCAAAGTAGCTGTATGGCACAAAAAATTTGCAATGGCTGGCAATGGTATAGGTGGAGCATCTACTTGGGAACCAATACTTATTATTAATCCTCAGAAAAAAGGTTTAAATAATGATGTTCTTGTCCTTAAAACAGATAAAGAATTTGTAGATGGCATAAATCTTAGAGAATTGCATTCTTGCCCAAAACCTGTAGGATTATATGAAGAACTCATAAATAGTCTTTCTGAGCCAAAATCTATTATATTTGAGCCTTTTTGCGGTTCAGGAACGACATTGATTGCATCTGAAAAAACAAGCAGAAAATGTTTTGGAATGGAAATGAGTCCTAGATATTGCGATGTAATTGTTAAGCGTTGGGAAGAATTTACTGGCAAAAAAGCAGTTCTTTCGGAGTTAGAAAAGGCATGAGTCAAGGAAAAGAACATATTCCTACCGAGGAAACAAGAAAGCTGGTCAAAGGATTAGCTGCTGTAGGCACTCGCTATGTGGATATAGCCCATAAAATAGACATTACCGATGACACCTTAAGAAAGCACTACAAAGCCGAATTAGAGGATGGGCGCATAGATGCCAACGCTCAAATAGCTAATACGCTGTTTCAACAGGCTAAAAAGGGCAATATGACGGCTGCAATCTTTTGGCTTAAAACGAGGGCTGGCTGGAAAGAAACCAATATTACTGAATTGGCTGCTGCTGAAGGCCAAGAAATCAAAGGTATAAATATGGTATTCGTGGAAGCTGATGGAAACAAAGGTTGATGACAAAGGCTTTATATGGCCTGCGTTTCCTGCGAAGCTTAAATGCCTATTTGAGCCTAAAAACAGCCGTTATCGTGTGCTTTATGGCGGTAGAGGCGCAGGAAAATCTCATTCCGTAGCCAGGGCTTTATTGTGCATAGGGGTAGTAAGAACTGTTCGTGTGCTTTGTGCTAGAGAATACCAAACATCAATCAAAGATTCTGTTCATAAGTTATTGGTAGATCAAATCTATAGCATGGGAATACAAGCCCATTATGAAATTACTAATACTAATATTAGAGGTACTAATGGCACAGAGTTTATATTTGCTGGCATTAAAAACAATATCAATGGCTTAAAGTCTATTGAAGGTATTGATTACTGCTGGGTGGAAGAAGCCAATAATGTAACGGCTCATTCTTGGGATGTGCTTATTCCTACTATTCGTAAAGAAAACAGCGAGATTTGGGTTACTTTTAACCCTGAATTGCCTACAGATGAGACTTACAAGCGTTTTGTTATAAGCCCTCCTGACGGAGCAGTAGTGCAAAAAATTAACTGGTCTGACAATAACTGGTTTCCGCAAGTCCTAGATTTAGAACGAAATTCTCTTATGAATAGGGATTTTGAAGCTTATCAGAATGTATGGGAAGGCTACACCAGGTCAACGATTGATGGCGCTGTATTTGCCAAAGAAATGAGCAGGGCTGAACAAGACGGCAGAATAACTAATGTTCCTTACGATGCAATAAAGCCAGTTCATGCAGTATTTGATATAGGCTGGGCAGACAGCACAGCAATTTGGTTTGTGCAATTTGTTGGTATGGAAACTCGTTTGCTTAGATATATGGAAGTAAACCAAACTGTAATAAGTGAAATATTGGCCAAAATGCAGACTTTTGGTTATGTTTACGATACACTTTATTTACCGCATGATGCACAAAATAGAACTTTAGCCTCTAATGGCAGAAGCATTGAAGAAATAGTCAGAGCTGCTGGATATAATGTAAGGATTATTGACCGAGTACCTATTGCGGATTCTATCAACGCTGCTAGAACAATATTTACTGCTTGTTATTTTGATAAAAACTTGTGCGAAGCTGGTTTAAATTGCTTAAGGCATTACAGGTACGATGTAGATCCTAATACCAAGCAATTTAGTCAAAAGCCTTTGCATGATCAATATTCTCATGGAGCTGATGCTTTTAGGTATATTGGGCTTATGGTTCAAGAAAAGAAAATAGTCAAACGCAAGCCGATAGATTATAGTATGTCAAGTTGGATGGGCTAACAGGAAAACATTATGGTAATGAATGTTCAAAGCAATGGTGGTGTTTATTCTACCGAATACGCTGATGATGACGAATCAGGAATTGTTGACAGCGCAAAAGACTTTTTAAGGTTTTGCACCGATGACGATTCCAATAATCGTGTTGAGGCGCTAGATGATCTCAAATTTGCTGGTGGCGATCAATGGCCAGTAGAGATACAAAACAGCCGTTTGCTTGAATCTAGACCTTATTTAACAATTAATAAGATAGATGCTTATTGCCGTCAAATAGAAAACCAGCAAAGACAGCAAAGACCTCGCATGAAGTGTCATGGCATGAATACCGAATCTGATGAGAAGGTTGCCCAAGTCGTTACTGGCATTTTGCGCCATATTGAAAACCAATCCGATGCAGATGCAGCTTATGACAATGCTTTTTCCTATGCTGTGCGTATGGGCTGGGGTTACTTTAGGGTTATCCATGATTATCCAACTCCCAAATCAATGCACCAAGAGCTATACATCAAGCGCATTGAAAACCCATTTATGGTCTATTTTGACCCAAATTCTACTGAGCCTGATGGTTCAGATGCGGAAAAGTGCCTTATTACTGAAGTTATCTCTAAAGAAGCTTTCCGCAAAATGTATCCTGGCGCTGATGATGGCGGTGGTTTTAACGCAAGAGGCACAGGCGATAGTCAATCCGAATGGATTACAAAAGAAGATATTAGAATCGCAGAATACTTTTATACAGTCCGAGTTCGTACTAAACTCTTACTATTATCTGATGGTACTACCTGTTATTCCGATGAAAAACCTTCAGAATCGGATATGCTGGATGCAGGAATCTATGTTGTGTCTGAGCGAGAAACAATAAAAAAGCAGATTAAATGGGCTAAAGTTACTGGAATGCAAGTTCTAGAAGTTAGCGATTGGGCTGGTAAATACATCCCAATTATTCCTGTTTATGGTCAACAGCTCATAGTAGATAGCAAACGCAAGAAGTTTGGCCTTACTCGTATGGCTAAAGACCCACAGCGTATGTATAACTTTTGGTCTACTGCTCTTACAGAATCCGTTGCCCTTGCTCCTAAAGCCAAATATATGTTGGCTGAAGGTCAAGATGAAGGACATGAAAGCGAATGGAATCAGGCAAACATTAAATCAATGCCTGTTTTGCGTTATAAACAGACAGATAGCGATGGTAGAGTAGCTCCTCCTCCAATTCGTGTTCAGCCTGAACCGCCTCCAATGGGAATGGTTACAGCTTTAGAAGGCTTAAATCAAGATTTAAAAGCGGTTGTTGGTATTTATGATCCAACTCAACTGCCTAATGGTAATCAGTCAGGAAAAGCGTTAAACGGAATGCAAATGCAAGCCGATATGACCAATTTCCATTAT